CCTCTCCCCATCTCTGTCAAGCTAATTATGTATAACATGCGTGTAGGCCAATAAAATAGGCTGTAAATGTGCGCTGCGAGTACACACAGGCTCGCGCGGCGTGAATCGTGATCCTAGAAGTTCAGCTCTATGTTCCCAGCTTTTCCCCGCTCTCCGTCTCGTAGCTCAAACGCTATTCATCTATTCCCCTTTCACCTTTTCACCACAGATTTAATACGGTCGGCCACATCAATACGCGCGTGAGCGAGCGCGCAGCGCAAGCGTTGACGGGAGCAAACGCAATGCGAGCGCGGGCACCGTGCAACAGGCGGGAACAGCGCGAATGAGCAAGCGGGTGTGTGTTTCATGGCACACCACATAGCACCACTTCCAGGACAGAGACGGTACTGTGTCTCGATCTGTGCATGGATTACCACGCGATCGTCGGGCGATAAAGAATGCTTTCGTTTGGCGATGCCGGCGGGTGGAACGCCCCAGGCCGGGTCTGCCCTGCCACGTGGATGTACCTCGCCCTGTTATACAGAAATGGTGTTGACTGGGGGCCAAGCGTTGTTATACAAGAGCGGCGGAGGGATGTATAACATGGCGAGGCGACCGAAGAAGAAACCGGCGACGGCAGAGTCGAGGGAGACGTTGAGGGCGGTGCGGGGGATTACGGATGAGGCGTGGGAGAGGGCGAAGGCGGCGAGTGAGGTGGCAGGGCTGGCGATGGGGGCGTGGCTGTGTTTGTGCATTGAGAACGATGAGGCGGCGATGAAGCAGGCGAAGGAGGGGAAGGGGCGGGCGAAGAGGAAGCCTGGGAAGATCGCGAAAAGCGCGCACTGGAAAGAGGAGGGGGTGTACGTGGCCGAAGCGGGAATCATGCTTCAGGGTGGTGGGCAGGTTTCCACGTACGAATACAAAGGGCCGGACGGAGGCGAAGTTGCGGAGGTGACGCACGGCGAAGTGGATGGCGAGACGGTAACGCACGTGGTTGATGCGTACGAGGAGGTCGGCGATGTGGTTGCTGATGGTGGGGCTGATGTCGGCGTTCTGGTGGTTCCTGGTGAAGACGACGAGTGGGGGGAAGAGCCGGTCGAGGGGATGCCGGCCGACGAGGCGACGGCGGTAGAGGATGCTCCAGCGCCGGTGAATATTCAGCCGAAGCGCAAGCCGGACTTCAAAAAGAAAATCGCGATGAACCGGACGATCGCCGAGAAGGCCACGGTGAAAAGGGCAGCGCTCGCGGCGGTGAAGCGGGTGATTGGGGAGCCGATTCGGAAAAAAAACGCGAAGGCGACGTGCGCGCATGGGGAGACGCGAGGGAATCACTGTTGGCAGTGTGGAGGGCTTGCCGCAGTGAATGCTTGACACGCAGGCGCGTAAGATTTACAAAGAGAGCGACTCGGCAAGTCACCGGCCCCAAAATGCTGCGAAACGAAATGCTCCACTCCATCGTCGGGGAACCCGGCGAACGGCGGAGAACCCGTCGAAAAAAGGGAGCGTCTTATGGATACGATTGCAGTCGCGGGCGGCATCAGCGCATATACTCCATCGATCGTCGGTGGGACGGGAACCACCACCAAGATTTTCACTTCCCTGTTGTCCAACGTGTTTCCGCCGACCGGCGGCAACCCACTCACCGCAGCGCCGACCACCACCAAATCAGCGGTGCCGACTTCCACTTCCGGTGCCGCGAGCATCTTGCTGCGCGCAACCGGTGAGTACGAGCAGCAGATCGTTACGATTCGCATCGCGGGCTACGCGTTCGTTCACGGAGCCTCGCCGACGCTGAACTTCCTTTTCCAGAACGGCACCTCGCTCACTTCCGGCTCGAACACCACGATGGCGACTTTGGCTTCGGCGCAGACGCTGACGACCAATGCGACCTACCCGTGGATGTTCAAGGCCGATATGCAGGGCGACTCCGTGTCGGGCGTCATGCAGATCGTTGGCGCGACGTTCGCGTGCAACGGCGTATCGGGTACGGTGACGTCGACCGATCTCACGGGCATCTCGCTCGTCACTGGCGCGGGGCTCAGCTTCGTGTTCGGTCTGACGTTCGGCGTCTCGGACGCGACCAACGTAGGCGTGTGCTCGCAGTTCGTGCTCGTCGACTAAGCCTGTGCCGTGGAATAAGGTACTTTCGAAGTTCAAGGCTGGGGCTCTCAAAAGTGGGGGCTCCGGCAAACGTGTGAAGTCTCGCAAGCAGGCCATCGCGATCATGCTCAGTGAGAAGCGCAAAGCGAAGGCCGGCGTCAGCGAGTACGAGGCGAAGAGGGCACGATGAAAAAGCACGAGTTTTCGCACACCGAGGTGCACCACTACCACGACGGCTCCCACAAAGTTCATCACCACCACGAGTCCGATCCGCGCAAAGACGTCGAGCATGCGGTCGAAGATCACGCGGCAATGATGAACTCGATGCAGCAGAACCTTTCGCCGGAAATGGCCGGCGGTGGGGGCGCCGAGGAAGCGATGGAAGCGGGCGCGGCAGGTGGGGGCGGAGCGCCAGCACCTCAGGTCGAGTAGCGGAGCCAATGGTGGACTGGGCCGAGCTTCATGAGCTGGCGGCGAATGAGAAAGCCTCGCACGCCGAAGTGAAGTACGTGAAGCTGTCGTACAAGAACGGCGAGCGTTGTGGAAATTGCAGGAATTTTATCAAGGACGCGGCCGGTGAGAACCGTTGCCGGTCCGTGGAATGCCCGATCAACATACTCGGATGGTGCCAACGCTATCAACGGAACTAGACGCGCCGAAAGCGGCGCACCACGCCTCGTGGCAACGCGAGTTCGCTGACCTCTCCCCAGAAGACCCCTCCTCGGCTACGATCGACACGCTGTATTACAAGTCGGAGTGCCGCCCCCTCAAAACTCTTCAGGCGCTGTTCAACCGCGAAAAGACCGCCAAGAACGTCAGCGGAATCAAACTGCGCGCGTGGCTCGAGCTTCGCGACCGCGCGCGCAAGGATTTGTACTGGCTGGGGCACGACTGCATCGCGACGCCGGAGTCCGGCTCGGGCTTTGTCGAGCACGTCCACCGCGAGATGTGCGCGCAGTTCGTTTCGAAGAACTTCGACGGCGTGTACCACGAGGGCTATTCGCTCGACGACGTTCGCAACCACCTCTACAAACTGCGTGAGGTGCGTTCGCGCGAGATGCTGACGCTCACTCCGACCGGCAGCTTCAAATCGACGGCGAACAAGATCGACACGGTGCAGTGGCTTTTGAACGCTCCGGACCTGCGCATCCTGATCGTGACCGGATCGGGACAGCTCTCGACCAAGTTCCTGCGCGAAGTGAAAGGCTTTTTCTATTGCCCGGCCGGCCAGAAGCCGACGTTCTTTCAGGCGCTTTTCCCCGAATACGTGATCGACGCGGACTCGGCGGAGACTTCGCGGCCGCTGACCTGCCCGGCCCGCGTTCATCGCCAGCCCGGCGCGCCTTCGGTCGGCGTGTTCTCGATCGATGGCGTCGTCGCCGGATGGCACTGCGACATCTGGAAGGCCGACGACATCGTCAACGAGGACAACTCGAATAACGAAGACACCCGCATGACGCTCAAGGACCGCTACGACAACCTGTCGTCGAACCGGCCCGACAAGTGGGCGTTTATCGACATGATCGGCACGCGGTACTATCCCGGGGACTACTACGGCGAGCGCATCAAGGAAGCGCTGCGCTACAAAGATACGAACTCTCTGCAGCTCCTCGTGCGCGCGGCGTGGACGGTGAAGCCGGAGTTCGTGGACGTTCCGCGAAAACACCTTCAGGAACACATGGTCGATCTGTACTTCCCCGAGTTCATGCCGTTTGAGTGGCTGATGAACAAGTGCCGCAAGAACGAGGGGACCTTCGCCTGCCAGCAGCTCAACTCGCCGGAGCAGGGCGACCTCGCCGTCAACTTTGGCGAAAAAGACATCGAAGCGGCGACGATTACGATGGGCGGCGTCCCGCACCCCAAGCTCGGGCTGCGCGTGCCGCGAATCAACTGGGACACCGCGCACGAGGACAAGGTGCAGTCGGACTACTCCTGCGGCTCGGTCGGCTACGTCGATACCGACAAGAGCGCGCTCTACATTCTCGAGGTCGTTCACGGAAAGTGGAAGGACTCCAAGTGCTGCATCGAAGTGGTCGATCTGCACTGGAAGTGGACGCCGCCGTACTCCGAGATCGAGAAGTTTCACGGCCACGAACTGTTCGACCGCGAATGCCAGCGGTACTCGATGCGCAGGTACGGGAAGCGCATTCCGATTCGCTGGTACGATGCCGACTGTTCGGCCCACGCCAAGCGCACGCGCGTCAAGGGCCTCGAGATTCTGCTCACGAACGACCGACTGTTCTTCGTCGATGGCGACTGGATGGATGACCTGAAGCAGCAGTTCACCCGGTTCACTGGATTCGCGAAGCGCCGCAAGGACGACATCCCCGACTCGATTGGTCGCTTGCAGAAATACCTCCCGGCGATGAAGCCCGACGGGACGCCGGCGCCAGTTGAATCCGAGCGCACGCGCCTTGACCGCGAGGCCGAGGAGTGCCGGGCAAAATTCTGGCAGCAGCATCAGGAAGGTGAATACAACCGCTTCTTCGGGCAGGCGCCGACGCCGGCCATCCAGAAGCCTCAAGACCGCACCGCGCCGAACATCCTCGCCGGCTTTGGGATTAACCTGTGAAGAAAACCAAAACACCACGCCGCGGGACCAGGGTTGCCGACCCGAACAAAGAGATCAAGCGGCAGGACCTGACCCTCACCGAAACCGGATGGGAATATGCCGACGACGCCGCGGTCCAAATCGTGATGCGCGATATGGACACCTGGAACGGCTACATCGTCACGACGGACTGGGCGGCGCAACTGACCCAGGCCGACACGCTCCTGCAATCGCCGCAGAACCTTTCGCCGTGGGGGCAAGGCTCCGGTCCGGCGCAAATCGTCCCCAATTTCCTTTTGTCGAACGCGCTCGACACCATCGTTCCGAAGATTGTTTTCGGGCTCACCTACGAAGACCCGATGTTCCTTTTGCGGCCGCGTCCCGGCACGACGCAGGATACCGTGCGGCAGAAGACCGCCGTATTCAGCTACCAGCTCGAGGACATGAACATCACCGAGACGATCGAGGATCTGGTCTTCGACGACGCGCTCAAAGGAACCTGCATCGCGAAGTGGGGATGGCACACCGAGAAACGCAAATTTCGAAAGTTCAAGCTAAAGGGCCAGCCGCTCACAACCACGACGCCAACCGGATTTACCGCATCGCTTGAAACCGAAGATTCCGACGCCATCGAATTCGAGTTGGTCGAGACCGAAACGCGCCGGCCGTTCCTTGAGGCGAAGTCACTGACGCGTGTCGGCTGGGATCCGGGCTGGAAGAAGAACGACATTCGCGGCGCGAAGTGGGTCGTCGAGTGGGACTATCTCGATTGGGAAGGACTCGAAAAGCTGGCGCAAAATCCTGAGTACACCATCCCGCCGCGCGAGACGTTGCTCGATTGGTTCTTCCGCGACAAGAAGGCGCCGCGCCAGCCGAACCAGGTCGAAACGGTGCCGGAAGGAATGCGCGCCCAACTCGTCCACGCGATTCCGCAGGCCTACAACACGAGCGCCGATCCGCTGCGCGCGGTGCTGTGCTTCATCGAGCGGACCGATGGGAACGCGATCATGTCGGTGCTCTGCCACGGTTCGGACTGCATCCTCGTCCGCAACACCGCCAACCCCTACACACAGATCGCAAAAGAGTGTGGCGGCTCGGGGCACAATTACCTGTCGAGTGTGTGGCGCAAACTGCCGGACTCTTCGCTCGGACAGGGACTCGGACAGATTCTCGGCCCGCGCCAGATGGTCGCGCAGGGCACCGAAAACCTCGCGCTGCAGGTGCTAGCTTACGGGATGAATCCGACCTTCCTTCGCACGGCGGGCTGGAACGATGCGACGCAGGAAATTTCGCTCACCTCGGGCGACGTCCTGACGATTGAAGGCGACGACGTGCGCAAGGGATTTGGCATCCTCGAAATGCCGAAGGTGCCGACCGAGTCGTGGGAAGTACTGAAGTACAACAAGGCAGAAGGACTCGAGAGCGCGGGCGTCAGCCAGCAGTTCGGGATGGGCGCCGGGGCCGCCGGCGTTCAGACGCTCGGCGCACGCTCGGCGACAGGTGCAAGTCAGGTAGGTGCTGCCGGTGCGAGCCGTCTCGATGGACCGATCGAGCGTTTCATCCGGCAGATTTTCGAGCCGTTTCTGTACATCGTCGATAACCTGAACAACATCCTTTTGCCGACAAAAGACCTTCGCAAAATCCTCGCCGACGAGGGCGAGGACATGACCGATTTTAACCATCTCACCTTCCGCGAAGCGCAGATGAAGTACGAAGTTCT